GTGTGACATCTGCAGTTGCAGAAGCTGTTCCCCAGGTGCCTGATCCCCAAGTATCTGTACCCCAACCAAAACCGATAGTTTCAAACGTAGGTCCGACAAGTACATATGGATTAATAGTTGCTGACCCAGTTCCTGAAGTAGTGCCCGCTGAATTAGATGGCATGGTAATCTCAAAAGTATTATCTGTTCTATTTAACACTTCAAAAGTATTATCTGTAAAATCAGCNGTTGAATAACCNGATCCTGTTGGAACCGTAACCGAAGTAAATGTTATAAATCTACCATCTAATAATCCATGTGCTGTTTTATTTACGGTAACTGTAGCAGAACCGGATGTTGCATCAAAATCAACTCCAGTAATAGCTGTATCTAAAGGTGTAATGTCAAAAAATTGTTCTTCGTAATATAAATATAAACCTTGGGAAGTACCAATGGCAACATATCTTTCACCATCAATGCTTGAAAAACTATGTTGTGCTCTTGCTGCACCTGGTAACGTTTTATTACCAGTAGTTAATTGACTCCAGCCACCTATTTTCTCAGGTAGTCCGTATCTAAATCTTACAAAATCACCATCTACCCATTGAGATTCTCCTCCTGAGTCAGTAATCATTTTGTTAAAACCTGGTTTAAAATTAAGTTTTTGTAACATATATTATAAAGGAGACAAGGGGGTATGTGGTGGTGCCCTGCCTCCATTATAATATACTACCTTTTAAACCAAGATGGAAGACCTAAATGCGGTCTTTTATCAAACATATTATCTAACATAAAATTGAAATTAATACTATTTTTTATAAAGGGAAGAGAGGGTGGTGTGTGGATAACCTCTCTTCCCAAGCTTATTTTATATAATATTTTTATTTATTGTAAATCATAAAATCAATTCAGTTAAATTACTATTTGATCCAACAGCTCCTTTGTAGAAAGTGTTAAATGCTAAACTTATTCTAGTATTATTACCTTTCTTGGTATCTACTTGATGAATTGTAGATGATGGAAACATTATTAATTGACCAGTTTCTAAAGAAAACCACCATGTATCAGAGTTCCAAATATTGTATTGATCTATTTCTGGTTTTATTTGTTGATAGCCTTTTGGATTAGTAAATTTAATTTTATCATTATCTTTATCGCAATCAAAATATAGTACACCAGATATAACTGAATTAGGGTGTGCGTGTTGATGATGATATTGATTTTCTTTTGTATAGTTTAGCCAAGATTGAGTGATATAAAGTTCTATATTATTTTTAGGACATATAATTCTCTCTAAATAATCTTTGCAAGCTGCATCTAAAAATTTCTTAATATTTTTAAATTCTTTTCTATTTAATATGTAATTATCTTTAGTATTAATATTACCTTGATTTTTACTACAATGATTTTTTTGTTTTTCTACAAATTGTAATTCTTGTTTTGTAAAAGGTCTATCCATATTTGTCATATAAATAGGGGTTGGAAATAGATTATTTATTATAGGTTCTTTCATTAATAACACCAAGATACAAATGAGTATCTTACTCCTTTCTTTATTGGTTTAACTAAATGTGGGTATAAAAATATAGATGGAAATATAATTAAATCTCCAGCTTTAAATTTGATTTCATAATCATCAAACATAATAAATTCTCCACCTTCATAATTATCATTTAAAACACCTACGATACTTAAAACTGGAATACCTCTTATATCCCCTGTAAATAATGATGTAATATGATCACAATGTTTAGACATAATTTGATTTTTATTATATCTATTAAATCTTATTTGACTAAATCCTTTCCAACCATCAAATGTCTCTCCACCTAATTTTTCTATTACAATATATTTTTCTAATGCTTTCCAAGTTAATTCATGCAATTCTTTTACATAAGTTAAATTATTTCCATAACAAACATCAAGTTCTTTATCTGCATTTTTTGATTTTGCCTCAAATGTTTTTGGATTTGTGTAAGTATGTTTTTGCCAAGTATTATTATCAGATAATTCTTTTATAGATTGATCTATAATATTTTTAGGAATCCATTTATCTAAATGTAATATATAATCTTTTAAGTTCACACCACTTTATTTGTTTTATATCAAATCCCAACTTTGATTTTCTTCATTCCATTTATAATAATTATTATTATCAATTTGTTCTTGTGTCAATTCTGGTCTAGGGATTGGTGCTTCCCAATTACAAGTTGTTTCATTTAATATCCAACTACCAAAAGGTTTAGGTGGAATAAAAGCATCTCTTGTTTGATCGTATTTAAAACCTATACCAGCATAATTTTTTCTAAATGGTGTTCCATCTGTTAAATGTTCTCCATTTCTTGTATTATAAGAAGTTTGTTTCCAAATATCATTTGTTCCATAAAGATTATTTAAAAAATCTACACCAGCTTGTTCAGTTGGTGCAACATCATTAGATATTGTTTCAACTTTTAAAACTTTACTTCCAACTCCTATTTTTGCAAAATGTGCCATAATAATTTCCTATGCTGTGTAACTTCCACTTCCTGTAAATTTAATAATTGTATCTGTTCCATCTGTTGTAACAGTTGGAGAACCTGTTGTTGTACCTGTATAATCATCTGTTGGTAGTCTTAAAATAACTACACCACTACCACCATTTCCAGTATTGAAATCATTTGCACCACCAGAACCTCCCCCCGTATTTGCCGGAGAACTTGCAGATCCATTTGGGTTATCTACGCCATTAGTTCCCCCTCCATCTCCACCTAGTCCACTTGGATTCCCTCCTCCACCTCCAGCATAAACTACAGCACTTCCTGTTATTGAATTTGATAAACCATCTCCTCCCTGTCCAGCACCATCAGTATTTCCAGCTTCTCCAGCACCTCCACCACCACCAGCAAAAGGTGAACTAAAACTACCTCCATCATTTCCTTGACCAACTGTACCAGAACCACCAGCACCAGGATTGGCTCCTCCACCACCACCAGAGCCACCATCTTGACCAACTACACCAGATGTTTTACCAGAACCAGTACCGCCACCTGTTGATGTTATTGTTGAAATCCCTGTTCCTGATAAAGAACTATCTGAACCATTATTACCTAAACTTGGAACATTACTTGTAGCGCCTGAACCTCCAGCACCTACTGTTACTGTATAAGTTTCACCAGGAGTTAAACCAATAGCAGTTCCACCATAATTTGTTAAATATCCTCCAGCACCACCTCCACCTCCATCATTTCTACCACCAGAAGCACCTCCAGCAACAACTAAATATTCTACATCAGTAGTTTGTGGAGTTACAAAATTTACATCATCATCAGAAGTTGGAATCCAACCTTGTGTTGCACCTGAATAAACTATTCTTACTGATTGACCATTTGTATTATATTCAGGAAAAGCTCCAGCTCCAGTAGTTGGATTGCCTTGAAAGTTTAAACTATTTGTGTTTACTGTAACTTTATTAGTTGCCCATGTTCTTGCATAATCTGAAAATACTATTGTATCTCCAACACTTGCTGATGATGGTAAAGTTACTGTTACTGCACTACTTGTTGTGTTAATCCAATATCCCTCTCCTGCTACTGCTGTGAAAGCTGAAGTTTTAATATCGGATTGCCAAGATAAAACACCTGTTATAGCACCATTATCAATAACTGTGGTTCCATCTGATATTACACCCATTATGAATCTCCTTCTATCTTAGATAAATTAATTTTAAATTTTTCTCCAGATATATTATTTATCATAAATATATTATCTTTTCCTTCTTGTAAAGTCCAATTTCCTTTAGTTCCATCTACTATATTTCCTTGTTTTTTAGCTTGGTTAGATAGATGTAAATCTCCAGTATATATATTTCTCCATACATTTCCCGAAGCTCCTAAATCATATGTGTCATTAGCACCAGGTACAATGTTTCCTGTAGCTGTAATTCCTTCCGAGGTAATTACTCCAAAACCTACATCCCCTAAATCTGTAGAAATATCTACAATATTAGTTCCATCTGAATATAAAATTTTGTAACCTTTATTTGTTGCAGACCATGTAGCACCTGTACCAGAAGTTGTTTTAAAAGTTACAGTGTGAGCTCCGGTTGTAGCGTTTTCTACAATGTAAGTTTTTTCAATTGAATCAGGAATAGTTACATTAACGTTTCCTGTAATTGTAA